GATTATCTAAACCTAAAATTCTGCTATACCATGCCATTATTTAGTAAACCTCACCTTGGGTGTATTTCCTGTACCCTGTCCGTTTCTAATTCTTGCTAGTTTTATTTCTTTTAAGTATTCAGCCTTATATCTATCTCTAAATGTCATAAGTTCATCTATAGACATTCTGGATAGTGATCTACCAGCAATAGACATTGAGCTTTGATCCATTGATGCTCTGTTTTCAATAACAGCTTCTATTGCATCTACTACTTTTTTAGCATGACTTCTAAGATCAGCATTTGTATTAGCTAAATTTTCGGTAATTGATGTTCTACCTGAGTCCACCATGATTCTATTAGAATCAGAAGTCTTGGTTATATATGCTTCCCAGATATAATCACCAACTGAATAGCCAGTTGTAGATGATGATGCTGCTTCTATGTAATAAGTAGAATTAGCTTCTACAGCAGTAAGTGTAAATTTATGTATTCCACCACCACCTGAGTCGTTATGGAACTCAAAAGTAAGTGAATATGATGCTATGGGATAGATTTCAGCTAAATCATCACGTTTCCATGCCCAAAAATCACCCAATACAAGTGTACTAGGTTCTTTTGTTGGGTAGTTTTCTCTATCAAATGCGTTAGACAAGCAAAAACCTCGTTAATTATTATTAGATTAATCTACTAATAACACTAAGGTGCATAACCTAATTGTCAACTCTTGGGTATGATATTTATATATTTATTTCCAAGAAGTAGCAAAATTACCTCTATTTATGCCTTTTTGAGGTGAATTTTGTGATTTTTGTTGAGGTTTAGACTCCTGAGTTAGTATTTTATGCTCAATACTATCAAAATTAGGATTTAAGATGTAAATAGCTGCAAAATTGTAGACTAAAGTATCTAATGCTTCATTTCTTGGTCTAATTTGCTTCCAAGCAAGCGTTTTTCTTCCTCTAACAAACTTAGTAATTCTTTTCTCTGCTGTAAGCTGTTTAAAGTATTCCTCATCAAGGTCTGAGCAGAAATGTAGAGTAGTTTGATCAGGATCAGTTGCTAATCTAGCAAAAATAGCTTCTTTTGCACTATCAGTACCAACACCATAAAGAACAGCTTTGTTTTTACCAACAAATGTAGGTCTATTAGCTATAGGTTTGCCAGCAGTAGATAAACCTTTAATTGCAAAGACTCTTCTACCTTGTCTTGGCTTAGTAAATTGATAAACCATGTTGGTATGGTGTCCACCTGAATCAATAGTGGTGCAAGATATAGGTATGATTCTATCTGAATCTGTTTTAAATCTTTTTTTAAGGTAAGCATCTAAGTCTGACCAGACATTCTGACTATTAGGATCTCCCCAAAATATCTTGTAATCACAAACATAGGCTAAATAATCTTTACCCCATCCCACCAATTGCAGCTCTATCCTATCCTTCTGGACATCACATCCAGCAGTTAGAACTAATACTTCTTCTGGAATGTTAGTAAAGTCATAGTTTAATCTGCGTTCAAGTAGTGTTTCATATTCAACAGCATCACCTTGCTCTTCCCAGCTTTCGCCAAGACTTGTATTTATAAATGTTTTTAATGTTTCTGGATTCTTTTTAGCTTCTAAGAAGTTCTTTGCCATATCAGCCCATGTAGACCAAACACTATATAACTCTGAGATATGAAATCCTGCTACTTTGTTTGTTGGTTTAGTTGCTATCCATTCACCATTCTTAATCATCCATTGTTTTTTAGATTCACTAATAACAGCACCACACCCATCACATGCGTAATTAGCTGTTTCTGGTTTTTCATCATCCCAAACTACGTTTTTCCATTTTAATACCTGTTTATGATTACACTCTGGACAAGGTACATGGTAATAACGCTGATCTGATTCTTCAAAAGCATCTTCAATAGCTGATATACCTTTTACAGTAGGAGTGCTACACATAAAGATCTTCCTATTCCAAAATGTTTTAGTTCTTGCTATTGCAAGTGATATTGGAGATCCCTCAGAACCAGCACTTGTTTCATATCTATCAACTTCATCCATTAATAGGATTCTGATTGGTCTTGAAGCAAGTCCACTAGCACTGTTGCTACCAACTATAGAGATATGACCGCCAGCAAATGCTTTGTGCATAGTTGTATTACCACTATCTCTGCTTCTAGCATCTTTTACAGAATCTTTTAACTTATCACTATCTCTTATCATGGCTGCAAGTCTATCTTTACTAAATGCTTGTCCCATTGCTAATGTTGGCTGTACGCAAAGCATGGGAGATGGGTTCTGGTCAATGTAATAACCAATAGCATTAAGTAAAATTTCGGTCTTACCAACCTGAGAACTAGTCATAACAACTATACGTTCTATGTTTGGATTGTTGAAAGCATCTAAAATACCACGTTGATATTCAGCTCTATCAGTTCTCCACTGACCAGCTTCAGCAGAAGATTCAGGTGATAGTCTGCGGTACTTATCCGCCCACTCTGATATTTTAAGTGTTGGTGGAGCTTTCCAAATCTGATTGGTCTTGCTCACTACTTTGTCTATATTTTTTAGGTATTCCATGTTGTGCTAATTCATCTAATGCTTCATGCACTTGATCTTTTATTAATTCCTCTGCTTCTGAGTATGTATCTATTGTAATAACTTGATGTGCAACTCTTGATGGTAGTGCTAATAGCTTTGCTCTAGCATTAGCTACATAATCAACCCAAGTATCTTCAACTAATTGTGATGGTATTAAACTACCTTCCAACTCTTCTACTTCTAATTCTGCTTTTCTAGCTTGAGCAGCAGTTAGTTTAGTTTTTTCTTCAGCAATATCACCAGATCCGCTACGTTTATGATAGCCACCAAGTTTTCTTAGGTATGAGATATATGCAACTCTGCAAACATCTATATTTAAAGGGCTTCTACCTTGTTTTGAAGGTAAGATACCATCTCTAATCAATTCTGAGACTCTTTTAACTGATAAATCCAAATGGTCTGCAACCTCTCTTTGTGTAGCCATACAGTGCGTTTATTACCCTATTAGATCTAGGCTGACGCTAGAAAAAAAGTGTGGTCGACATAAACCCATGATATTTGCTGTAGAAGAACCTAGTAATGGGGGGTGTATCATCTTCTTAATATCCTTCTCATTTCTTTATCTAAAGCTTTAGCCATGTTATTTTTTACAACACCACTAACAGTCTTAAAAAAATCAAATCTTTTTCTAAAGTTTTGTTGTTTAGATAGATTAACCATCATTCTTATTTTAGCTCCAGCAGATGAACCTGTAGCGTTTCTTCCATATCTCTCCCAGACACCATAACCTGCATTAGAAAAACCTTTTGGGACTCCAACAAAATATTTATTATCATTACTAAAATATTTATTCCTGTTGCCTGCTGTTATGTTTCCATATTGATTGGTCTTAGTATTCTTTGTTGGAATTATTACATTGCTCTTTTGTGGTGTCTTAGGCTTACCACTAAGGAATGGTTTTAAATATTCTGAAGGCGGTTTACCATAGCCACCTTTATTTCTTATGAACACTAATGCAGATAAGTCTTTAGGTTTAGCTGCAAAAACCAAAACACTCTTCACTGTTTTAGATACAGGCTTATCAAAACTTTTAGCAAACTGACTTCTCATTGCATTTGCTGATTTAGCTGCTACAACATTTATACCATCTGCAACTATCTCAGGCATGTGCTTCTTTTGAAACATACCTAACTTCTTATTCAACTCTTTAACATTAGATTCAATCTTTATACTTACAGTCATTTCTTTCTCCACCATGTTTGAGTCTCAAACTTAAGTCCTAATTCTTTTGCCTTACGTCTTACTGTTGATGGGTGAACATCATAAGACATAGCTATATCATGGCTGGACTTACCCTGTTTAATCTTCTCTTTTAATTTATCTTTATTTATTTTCACTATGATAATTATAAGTTGTTGTAGTGTTCTATCAAGCGTTTCAAGTACCAAACACACTTCTCTAGGTCTTGTATGTTTGCATCTTTATACTTATGTCTATGCAAATACTTAACAGCAGATCCTTCCAGATACGCTGGATAGTTACTTCCTAACTGTTGTTTAATATAATCAATACACTCAACGCCACCCTTGTTGTAGTGCGGTGGTTTGTTTACTAAATCTGCTTTCATTTGCTTCTCCTTGTTAATTCGTTCTTACATTTCTGTATGACCTTCTTCTTTGCACTAGATGATTCAATGTAATCATTTAGATCTTTAATCGTCATACTCTTTAGATAGTAATGCTCAGTAGTTGTCTTGCCTGTAGCTCTATCTCTTATCTTCTGGCTTGCCTTTAGTTTCATTGGCATCTGCTTTCTCCTTTTTCTTCTTGCCAAATATGGCATCAAAGTTTTTATCAAATTGTTCTTGGTCTATGTTCATTGGTCTTTTCTTACTCCCTTTACCGCCATGCCATTTAGTCATGGCAGAAACAGGTCATTTGTTCATCATCAAATAAATCTTTATTAGTTTTTGATAAATCAAGCAATTCTATGTAACTAATATCTTTAATAAATCTATTAGTTTTGTGTTCTATGTGTTTATCTGTGTTAAATTTACTTTCTTGTGTTATCCACCAATCAGCTATATCAGGTCTTTCTTTTAATATAGAGGTTAGAGTTTTTTTACCTTTTAAAAAACACAAATCACAATTACCTGCTGGAGTTTTACCATTAAAGTTAGATAAATTTAAATCAAAATTTTGCTTAGTCCAAAAATTATAAATATCCTCTTTTGTAACTTTTGCTTGGTATAAGGGTACTAAATTTGACCATTTTTGATAATCAGCATTTCTAGCTGATATTGCCCTTCTAGGCTCATCATATCTTAAACCCAATATGTTATCCCATGTCTTATAACCTTTTGCCTGCATAAACCTGTAAAGAACTTTTATTTTTAATTCTGAGCTGCAAAATCTATTAACTGCATTTGGTAGTTTTCCTCTCTGTTCTAATAATCTTTCAAATGGCTCTCCATTTCTTGCTGCGGTTTCATAAGTAACCTCTTTTGTTCTGTGAATAGGTTTTTCTTTACCAAAATAATGCTCTAACCAATGTATTTTTACATCCCATTTTTCAGATACATCTCTTACAAAATCTAATGTCTCAAATGCTTCTTTACCTGTATTTGCAAAAGCTACATAAACATCTTTTGGTAAAATACCATCATAGGCATGCAATATTTTATAAAGCATATATCCTGACGTTCTTCCGCCTGAAAAAGAAATTATTGATGGTGCTGGTATCTTATATGGATTAAACAAAACTCACTCGCTTAAACATAATGTCCAAATTCTTTTTCTTAAATGTTTCTTTGGCTGATAAGTAATCTGGGTGCATAAACCTAAACAACTCTTCAACACTAAAAAGCACCACATCTTTATCAGATCCATGCAATTCTTTTAATCTAGGTATTTGTGTATCTGTATCACAAACAATAGCTATCTTGTTGTCTCTGTATTTGTAGCATCTAAAATCATCTTCTAATTTGCTGTAGCCATTATCAGCAGCTTTATCTACCAATGCAGAATATGCTCTATACATCATTTCAATCATCTCAATCTTTTTCTTTACAGGAGATTCAATTAAAGATTCATCAAATAACATTTGTGCTTTACAGAACTTAATCTCTAACTGAGCATCAACACATTTAAATAATCTCTTCTTACCACCCCATTCACGTTCTATAGAAGTTTCATAAGATCTAAAATCTTTTAATTGTTTTTCTAATGTTTCTTGTAAATAATTTTTCATAGGGATCATTTACAGGGAACAGGGATATACCTATAGGTATATATCCCTTCCCTCCCTGTTAATTGTTGATTTTGGTATAAAACTTCCCTCATTCTTCCCTCTAACTTCCCTCTACTTCCCTGCTATTCAAACTTAGGAGCTAA